TTTGAAGCCTGTGCAGGCACAGAATTTTGGCGCAGCATCAATCAAGATGCACCGGTAGATGCTGAACTGCAAGATGCAACTGAACACAATCACAATACTGAAACACCAAGCCAATCTGTTGGTGATGAAAACTTAATAGGAGCTTAAAATGGAAAATCAAACAAGAACAATCGAAGAAATCCGCGGTACAATTCGTGCAGCACGTGACAGTGTATGGGTGATCGAGGACACACTAGAAAAATTGGCTGCGGGCGCCACGCCAGATCAGCAGCATCAAGGAAATCTTGAACGCAATGTTGGACACCTTGAACTAGTGGTAGCAGCCCAGGATATCCTGGATTCCGGCGAAGATATCACTGATCTACATGCTGTCATTGCATCTGGACAAGCTAAATTAGCTGAAAATATCTGGACACAATGATCGTCTAGATCTTTGACTCAACCAAGGTCTTGTTCGACCAGCAGGATCTTTTTTTGCACAGCATCAATGTTCACGGTGTTCCACAGTCCAGGGTGCATGGGTCTAGGAAACGTACCTGCGTCTATCCAGGCATAGCCCAGGTGTTCATGGTTGAGTCTGGGAGTGAATTCTGACTGAATCACACACACCCAGGTGTGATACTCAAACACCCCGTCGGGTGCCGTAAATTTCTCTAGTGGTATCAGTCTAAGATAGGTGGGAAAACTACCCAGTTCTTCAATACATTCGCGTTCCATGCCGCCCAGCAAGGTTTCTGCACCTTCTAGCTTGCCGCCAGGCAGTCCCCATGCACCTGGGTGCTTGGCGTCGTTGCGCAACAGATAAAGATAACGACGAGTGTCTAGGCTTCGAAACCAAACACCCACTGCTTTTAGAGAACCAGTCTCCATGTGCCTCCGGGATAAACCCCTTGATAACTTTTGACCCAACTGGTACCGTTCCACTCGTACTGTATCCCAGTGGTGATGTTGGTCACATACTGTCCGCTGGCTGCATCGGCAGCTCTGAATACCACACGCCAGAAATTGTTTTGATACTCAATGATGTCGTTGGCATTGGCAATCAAGGGCCTACCATTGGCTCCCAACCAAGCCACCGGATTGTATTGATTGTCTCCATCGCCTGTGGCCTCAATCAGCAGGTATCTTTGTCCGTCTATGGCAGAGTCTAGGCCTTCTTGTGGTCCGCTGATCAATGGATCAATTATGGCATCGATTGGTGCTAAAGTGTTCTGCGGCAGAGTATCAATGTCAACTGTAAACAACACAAATCTATTATCATTAGGATCCAGAACAATAGTGCCAATTACTTCAGAGCCATCTTCCTGCTCTAGTCTTAATTGGCTCACGCCCGGTCTCAACGTGCCATACACATCAATCACTGTGGGCCATAATAGATCGCTGTCTGACAGCACAGTATTAGGAACAAATTCACTGTTGGATTCAGGATCCACCAGTTGAGGTTTTGCACACTGTATGCGATTGCCAATGACCACTAGGCCGTAATTGTACGGAGTAATTGATTGACGAGTGCCCAGTAGCAAATCATTGTTGGTCACTGCTTCATTGAAATCCCCGTTGGAATCGTACATAGATATAATTATGCGTTCGACCACACCCAGTTTCTTGACCTTGGCCGGAGGACTGATCCAAATAGGTAGATTGAATTTCAATGTGGAAATGTCAATGGTGTCTTGTGCACCTGCAGGTATGGTTCTAGACGTCCAGGTGTTGGATTCCAGTTCCACAATGCTGAGACTGGTCCAGTCAATGTAGTTGTCAGTTGATTGTATTTCCAAACTGGGATTGAACAAGGTCAAGATCTGTTCCAGCAACTGCAGCTTTTGGTTGGTATTGGAAGTCCAGATGTCTAGAGTAATACCCAGTTTGTAAGGCACAGGCATGATACGCTCAATAGTAAATGCATTGCCTTGTGTGGTTTCGTAAGTCTCAGTGGACTCATCGTAAGTGCGTTGACGCACTGCTATCTTGCTCACAAATGTGGGATCCTGCATGCGAGGACGATCATAATCCAGGGCAGAAATGTAAAAAGTCATCATAGGACTAGCCGGCATAGAGTTGCGACTATTTTCCTGAATGATGTTTTGAGCATTGCGACTGGCATCGCCGTAGCGTACAGGCACCCGAAGCAGGGCAGCGTTTTCACTGTTTTCCTCACGGCCGTACTCTACTTGGAATCCTGAAAAGATTCTAGTAAATTGTAGCAGGAACCGACGTATTTGTTCGTCGTAAAAATACATTTGATTCATTGTGTTAACCGCCGTTGTCAGCCCTAGGCTTGAGGATTTCGCTTAGACTCTGACGACTTGGTATCGTACCGCGATCAGATGTTCTAACTGTGTCATTGTTATTTACAAAGCCGCTGCGTTGAGTCTTGTTATTTGGACCGTTGTTGAGATCAGTGCGCACGTTGTCCTCAATCTTTACCCAACGGCGACCATCGTAACGAAACATGCGATTGGGTTTGTAATCCAATCGCAAGGTATAATCTCCTGTGACAGGATTCAGTGGGAAAGCAATACCAGTTGTGACTGGCAATCCATTGGGAGCATGTGTGTCTCCGGTCAAGTAACCCTGTGTGTATCCAAAACTGCTTGGAGATGTGGATGCACCACCTTGCGTGCCATCCACAGTGGTATTGGTTCCGTCGGCAGTGAGACCGGTGGGGTTGGCTGGAGCACCATCTACTGTGGTTGGTTCGATATAGAACTTTTGATTGTCGTAGCCCGACAGTGGAACTTCGATGTCGGCCTGCGTGAGGATAGCATCGTTGATCTCTTGATCTTTGGTTCGAGTACTGAATACATCGCTGGCAGTGGGTGGTGTGTACTCACGCCAGAATGTGGAGTTGGTTATGGCAGTGCCCGCCGGTACGTTTTGAATAGCCTGATAGTACACATCGCCCTGATTCACAATTGAACCAGTGGGGTAGAAGTTGCCATTGTCCCAGATGTTTTCTGGCGCCACTGGAGACTTCAGTATGTCTTTGACCTCTTGTGCGTTGGTCATTGGGGTGGCTTTGACACGCCAGGTGTGTGGTTGCCAGGTCTGTGCAAAGCCTTCTGATGCAAATGCAGCGTCCTGAATCATGTAGTACTTGGGCAGGGGTAACGGTATTGCAGTGTTAAGAGGATTGTAGTCCTTGAGGTTGGGTACTTCCAGCACATCACCGTTCATGAGTTTGCGACCAAAGCTGTCAATCATGTCGTTGTAGTGAAACGTAATAAACAGCGTGTCGTTGTTCAAAAACAGGCCAAACTGACTGAGGTCAAAATCTACATCCTGCGTTTGATACACCCCGCGCATGACATACACATTCTGATCATAGATGCGGTCACGGTTTTCCAGCAACAGCAGGTCCTGAATGTTCAAGGGACTGAGTTCATCATAAATGGGTTGTGTGGCATCAAAATTGCCTGACGTGGCCGAATCTTCGCCTCCGGTTTGTGGACCCAGGTACTTGTGCACAAAGAGATCAAGTCCGCCCACAGTGTACATCTCTGAGATGGTGCGATCCATGAATTGATAATCTCTGGTGCGGTTGGGGCGATAGAGGCTGAGTTTGGGCATAGTAGAGTATTTAGCGATCTTGCGTTTGACCAAAAATACGTGTTGTGCTATAATTAGGAATGGACGAATATCTACAGCGTATTGACAGCCTGAGTCGGCAGGCCCATAAGTTTCAAAGTTACGAAGCCCGCGAGGACCTGGAGCGTATGATCAATGCGGCACAAGCAGTAGCACAAGATCTTAGCCGGGAACTGGTAGAATGTCGACGCCTGCACCGGATAACAGCCCGAGCTCAAACTTTAGAGATCAAACTGGAGGATCTGCTGGCCAACGCCGAGCAAATGATGGTTTATGCCCAGTTGCGATATCGTTGACCAAAAAGGTTATGTGTGCTATAATACATGCTTGTCCAACAAAAGGGGTGTGTGATGAAAGCTGTGAGTTTTGTTGCAAAGTATTCTAGCACTAATCGATCCCGGGCTGTGGTACCGTATGACAAAGTCAAAGCTACAGAAAAGTGGGTAGAGTATGCCTTGGACATTGCAGACATGTCGCGAATCATAATGTCCGTGGATTTTGACACAAAATGGAAACTGGCAGCAGCTCTGGAAATAGCAGAACGCAAAAAAGCCTATATGTACAAACACAAAAACTTCAATCTCAATCGTGCCCTAACAATCTTTGATGCCGTCAAACATTTGCCCTCCACTAAGTAAGGACCAATATGAAAAACACCGCTCAAGTAAAACTGTTGAATCCCCGTAGTCCAGTGGCCGGGCGTATCAGCTCCATGAGCAAGGCCTTTGCCTGGTACAATTATTTCTACGGCAAAAAAGATGCTCGTGACATGATTGTGAGCTACCTGGAAGCACATGGACGCAAGGCTGATGTACGTACTCTGCGCGGTGTTCCAGACTCGGCCATTCGCTCTACCACTGCATGGTTGTGCCGCATGACTCAGGTGGGTCTGGAACTAAATGAGGCTGAGCAAGTGAAGTTGGACACAATGTTGACAGAAATTCTGGCAGCAAAACAGCAGACCCAGGCCGAAGTCACTGTGGAATCTGACGTGCCAAAGATCACTATCCAGGACCGCCTGCGTGAAAAGGTATCGGAATGTGCGGGCGAACTGGACGGCATGTTTGACGAGTTTGTGATCAACGGCGCCAAGATGTCAGCGGACTACAAGCCAGTGAGCCTGATCCGTAGCATGAACGTGGCCCCACAGTTGATCTCAGTCCTAAGCGACATCTGGAAGCGCAAGCTGACTGAGTTTGAACTGGCAGTAGAAGGCAAGGATGCACAGTTGGCTGAAGGCTACCGATTCCTCAGCAAGGTGCAGTTACGCAATGCTGTGAAGTTCTGCGAAACTGTGATCAACGACTGCAGTGCATACGTGCAGATCAAGAAAGTGGAACGCAAGCCGCGACAGGCCCGAGCAGTGCCACCTGAGAAGAAAGCAGCCAAGTTCAAGATTTGTACAGAGTTTGTGGAACTGAAGCTGAAGAGCCTGCCGGCTGCAAGCCTAGTGGACAAAACCGAAGCCTGGTTGTATGACACCAAAAAGCGCAAGTTGATCCATGTTGTGGCCGATGAGTATGCCAAGGTGTTTACTGTGAAGAACAATGCCATCATTGGATTCAGCACAGCAGAAACACAGCAGAAAACTGTGCGCAAGCCTGCAGACACGCTCCGAGCCTTGCAGGCAGCAGGCAAGCCAGCTGCTCGCAAACTGTTCAAAGACTTGAGTACTACAGAAACAGCATTCAACGGACGTGGTACTGAGAATTTGGTGATCCTCAAGAGCTGGTGACAGCTAAATATAGGGAACGGAGTTCCCTATGAGCGAAAATACATTACCCCAACTCAAGCAAAACTTAATTGAATATGTCAAGCTTCAGTTGGGTGATCAGATCATTGATCTTGAAACTGACCCTGCGCATTACGAAGCAGCCTATCAGCGCACCATAGGCACTTACCGCCAACGTGCTCAAAACGCCTATGAAGAAGCCTACATCTTCATGGAACTGATGCGGGATGTCAACATCTATACCTTGCCACAAGAAGTAGTGCAAGTTCGACAAATTTTTCGCAGAACATTTGGCGACTCAGTAGGACCTTTTG